CGTAGTCTCGATTCTCGACAGAGGGCTGTGCGCGGTGATTGTTATGTAAATAGATTTCATTAGTATTCGATAGAAAAGTTACCGCGTCGTTGAAGGAACGTCATGAGCCAGGTGTAAGCGTCGAGTAAATCATCGTGTGAGGTCGCTCCTACGTTAATGAGCTGATCCACAAGCGCATCAAACTTCCTGTACTTGTTAAAAATAACTTTTTTGTTTTCTAGGAGACCTAACGTGCCTCGGAAACGAGCCACTTTATCGCCTCTGAAGCCTTTGACCTCGTGAACATGAAGGTTCGACAGCCCTCTTTCCTGTAGCAGAACTCTTTTTAGGTCAGCAGCTAGCGAAGCCTGGTAAGCAACGGCTTCAACAACCAGTGTAACTGTGGAGTAGGTAGGAAAGTAGGTGTCATTTTGTAGCTCAAGGATTCCCCACTCAACGAGCATGTCGCAAAGTAAGTCAATTTTCTCCAGGTTTCCGATAGACCTGACCTGGTGAGCGTCAATGACGTAGTACTTATCCTTTAGTCGTCCACCTAAAACAAACGCCGTGTAGTCCGAGGTTTCGTTTTTACTTGCTGAAAGGTCAATGCCTACAGCTAACGAGTCAAACTCTGTTTCTACTGTGCCTTTAACGATTAAATCTGGAGATAAGACCAGATCTGATGTCATCACTGGTTGTTGCTGGTACTGATAAGCAAAAGCAACTGGATCTAATTCTTTCTGTCCTTGTAGATATTCGACAGACCACTGCTCAGGCCAATAACTTATCGGTTCCCCTTCTTTGTCGTAGGTCAGAGCCTCTTGGGCTACCTGTTTCCAGCCTTTTTGAGGCACAAACATAGTTTTATGAATGTCCAAAGGGTGGAATCGAGTGCCCAAACAAATAGAACGACCGCCTTCGAACACAATCGGTGCGATAACTGAGGACCAGTTGTTGTTCATTTCTTCTCGAACCGCAGGGTTCTTGATATCAGAACTGGACTTGATCGGGTCATCCACGATGACCAAGTGCGCCCGTTTGGACGTGATCGATCCCCTCAGACCAGCAGCGCGAAGAGTAAATTCTTCATCTCCAATCCTGTCGATACCCGCGTAATCGAAGTCAACAGACCAACCAATATCGCTCTGCATACCTGCTTTGAGCTTTACCCTGGGAAATATTTTTTTAAAAGTCGAAGCATCGATAATTTGTTTAATAATTCGACTTTTAGGGATAGCCGTAGCGATGTTGTATGAGCAATAAATAATTTGAAGCGGTCTACCAGCCTGAGTGTGCCTACCGATGACCCAGGCCGTGAACAAATTCAAGACCGTGCTTTTTGCTGATCCACGAGGGCTAAGGATGTCCAGGTTCGGTCCAGCAATGTCAAGAAGATATTTATTGCTTTCGCCAGTTATGAGCTCACGATGCCATTCCAGCATGTGTCTTGCTGGTGGTTTATCGAGAAGCGTGCAAAATGTCAGAAAATCATCCTGTGCTCTTGAGAACACATTATCAATAGCAGTGTCTTCGGTCTCCACCGCTTTTTGTGCGCGAAGTTTTAAATTCCTTCGGTAAGCGAATGTTTCTCTACTAGGCATTATCTATTAGTGTTTGTATACTGATACTGAAATTCTAAACGGGTATGGCAAAGATTCTTTGGTACGGGGATGCAGTTTCGAATACTGGTTTTGGTCGCGTAACTCATAGTGTTCTAGAGCATCTGCATAAAGAGCATGAAGTAGTTGTATTTGGTATGAACTATACAGGGGATCCTCACCCTTACCCAATAAAAATTTATCCTGCTGCTGCGATGAACCCTTCAGATCGTTTTGGTCTCGGGCGGATTCAAGCAGTTGTCGAAGCAGAAAAACCAGACTTTATTATTTGTCTAAACGATATTTGGATCGTAAACCAAGTTTGGGAAAGGATTCACCTTCTTCGAGACAAGCTGAAGTTCAAATTCATTGCTTATTTCCCAACTGATTCTGAGTGGTATCCACTCTCGATGGTTAGGTATATTTCGGATTTTGACTTTGCTATTACATTCACGATCGAACAGGCTCAGCGTCTGATGGCGCATGGAATTCAGCCTCAACGTCTTGGTGTCATCCCCCACGGTCTAGACGAGGGTAAATTTTTCGAAATGGATCAAAACGAGGCAAGAGATCGACTGGGCTTGCCTAAAGACAAATTTATTGTTTTTAACGGAAATAGAAACCAACCTCGCAAACGTATCGATCAAACGATCAAAGCTTTTAGCGAGTTTGCGGTCGGCAAAGAGGACGTAGTCCTTTACCTAAATATGGGTGCAAAAGACCTTGGTTGGGCAGTCAAAGAACTGTTCGAAACAGAGATGAAGCGACGGGGGCAAGACCCTTCTGCCAAGCTTGCCCTCACACCAAACATGAACTACATGAGTGCTCCACCAGATGAGCAACTCAATCTGATTTACAACGCTGTTGACGTGGGAATTAACACTGCCGATGGCGAGGGTTGGGGTCTCGTACCTTTTGAACACGCACAAACGCGCAAAGCGCAGGTAGTTCCAAACCACACTTCCTCAGCAGATATTTGGAAGAACAGTGCAGAACTAATCGATGTGGGTGCTTGGATTACTGATAAAGACCTGGGTGTAGAACGCGGAATTGTTGATTACAAGCACGCAGCTGAACTACTCAGCAAACTCTATGAAAGTGAAGAGTACCGCAAAGAAGTTGCCGATAAGTGTTTTGAAGTGACTCAAAACCCTTCATATCGATGGGACAAAGTGGCTGAAGGATTCAACAAAGCTATGGAGGTAATCAAATGACACTTCAACATGTTCGTCATACAACGGCGTTAAGTTACTTAGAACTTCCAGTAAACATCAGATCTCAAAATGGGTATCCCACTGTCTACCAACAAGCAGAAGATATTGGAGGTGAATTTACACGGATTCGTTGGGGCTTGCCTGATGGTGCAATTGCAAATTTTAGTCCCTGCTTGACAATCAAAGACGAGCACAGGCTTATTTCGTTCCGCAGCCAACCGGAACCTTTTGTATTTCATCCAGATCAAAATTATTACTATTACAACAACACGCCTACAGAACTGTATGTAGGTGAACTCTCCTCTTACGACACGATTTTAGGAGCTCGTAAAATCAGGAGTACTCCTCATCGTTTGAGTTATGAGGACTGTCGATTATTCAAAGCTCCGGATGATGATCTGTATATGCAGTTCATTACGAGCTCGTACGCCACCAAATGGAATAAGTCTTCCCATAAACTCGTTAACCAACCCAAAGTTTGTGTTGGGCGTCTAGACGAGTATGGAGAAGTTGTTGACTGTGTTTACCCTCCTGCAGGGCAGAATCTAACGGCTGGAAAACCAGAAAAAAACTGGTGTTTCTTTACAGACGGAGAAAAACTCCGTTTGATGTACTCCACACTGCCCTTGGTCATCAAGACTCCGGGTGAGTCTGATACGACGATTGACTCGAGCAGTCTTAAAAAAGTAGTAGGTGACTCACCTACGTTTAATTCCACGGCTCCCATTGACATCGGTGATGAGTGGCTTGTGTTTTTTCATTGGAAGTACAT